ATGAAGAGTAAATTCTTGGGTACTCATTCAGTGGCTATAGGGAAAGAAACCTATTCTGATCAGGTTATGCCATTGCCAAAGCACAAGGGCGAAATGTGCTACTTTATGGATCAGGTGTATCATTGGGCTTCACAAAAGGATGTAATGTTATCCTTACCTCAGTACAATGAATATTCTGAATTGAAACGAAAACAGGAAAAATAACGATGTCTAAGATTGATCCTAATGTATTAAAAGAATTTGCAGATACGGAAAGGCAAGCGATAGTATGCCAGGCGGTTATTACTCACGGATCAAATACCAAGGCTGCTGATGCTTTAGGGGTTGGTCGAAGGTGCGTTGATAAGCTTATGAAACGCCTAGAGGAGAAGGCAGCGTCAAAGGCGGTAGCACCGCATAAAAGCGTAAACCGCGAAACGATGGAAGGCTTTGAGGCTAAGAGAGTCTCTACAGCATACAAGGAAGATGGCACTGTAGCATTACAGTGGGTTATTCAGGAGCCTGAAAAGCGCAGCATGAAGCAGAAGCTGGACGCTATGCTTGAGGGTATGCAAGACGATCTAACCGGATTTAAAGATCCTGTTAAGGCTCCCAAGAAGGTTAATTCAGACTACCTAGCCATGTATATGATGGGTGACCACCACTTTGGGATGCTTGCAGACGGTGAAACAAAAATGGCAGGTGATGATGCTGATTGGGACGTTAAGATAGCAACCAGCATACTGTTGGATTCAACTAATCGCCTTGCTTCACGGGTAGGAGATGCCGAGATTGGAGTTCTTTTGAACTGCGGCGATTTTTTTCACGCCGATTCTAGCGCCAACACTACTACCAAAGGCACTCCGGTAGATGTAGATACACGCATAGCAAAGACCTTTAAGCTTGCAGGCAGGCTGTTTCAGGCGCTAATTAACAAGATGCTAGAAACTCATAAGCAGGTAGTTGTTATCAATGTGCGCGGCAACCATGATTCTGATATGGCCTGTCACCTTTCAAGCTGCATTGAGCTACTGTACGCCAAAGAAAAGCGCGTAGATGTCTTACAAAACTATTCTAAGTTCATCCATTACCAGTGGCATAACAACCTGTTTGTTTTTCACCACGGCGACCGCATGAAACACGAACAAATATTACAAGCGGTTATCAGAAACCTCGATGACGAGTGGAGCCAGTCCAAGAACAGATACTGCCACCTTGGACACATTCACCATCATACTGCAAGGGAGCTTGGTTCAATGCATTTCGAGCATTGGGGCAGCCTTACCGCTACCGATAGCTGGCACAGTTCGGAGGGCTATGGTGCAGAACGCTCAATGACTGCTGTGGTTTACCACAAAGACACTGGTGAAGATTCCCGCGTTAAAATAAAGGTAAGCTGATGGGTGATGTTGTTAAGTTTCCGCCAAAGACTATGCTACTGCATAGACAAAATTGTGATGATTGCAATGGTGTTCTTGAATATTGGCTTGGGGATGACGATTGCGCTTATGGTATATGCGTTGGCTGCCTTGATCTTATTCCTAGAAAAATTGAGTTTAACGATAACCTGTTGGAGGAAGAATAATGGTTGATCCAGAAGTNAGAGACTGGGAAAGATTGAGAAAGGAAATCCCAGCAATAGAGTCGAAGTNTATTGATAACGCTATGGCTGAATGTCACAGCATAAACCTAGAAGTCAAAAAAGATGCGATCAACCCAGATCATTATAAGACTGGGGGTGTTGAGGCCATTGATTGCATGAAAGCATCTATGAGTTCTGAGTCTTTTAGGGGACACCTCAAGGCCACAGCAATGAAGTATTTGTGGAGATATGAAACAAAGCACTTTGACAACCCGCTACAGGATTTAAACAAGTGCAAATGGTATCTTGAGCGCCTTATCAAAGAGGTTGAGGGCTAATGGCTATTAAGCGAGACGCGGCAGATAAGTGGTTTAGTGATGTTGTAAGGCAGAAGGCTGGCTTTGAGTGTGAACACTGCCATAGGCAAGATGGAAGGATGGAATGCGCGCACATATTCGGCAGGGCTGCAAAGTCTGTTAGGTGGTCAATGATGAACGCTGTATGCCTTTGCCACTACTGCCACCTTACCTTCACGGCCAACCCCCTAGACTTCACGGCATGGCTGGAGCAATACAAAGGCCAAGGGCATCTGGATATACTGCGGGAGAAGTGGCAGGTACTGATGAAAACTAACAAGCTTTTGAGGGCTGAGATCGCCAAGCACTACAGGGAAGAGCATAAGAAGATGCTTGCTAGTGAGAGCTATGATCCAGTTTCTTACAATTAATTGATTTATTTGTATCAAAAGGCTTGACCATGTAAAGAGAAAGGTATTTAATGAGCCTACATTCAAAAAAACAAGGGAAACATCATGAAGCATTCACTTAGCTATAACCAAATCAAGCAGATAGAAGAAGCTGCTGAAATCAAGCAAGAAAACCGCCTAGGCATTATTGCCGCTATAGTTTTATTCTCACTGTATTGCATCGTTTCAACTATGGAATATAACGACTGCTTGAAGGGGGTTTGCTAATGTCCGATTCACTACGCGCTTTTAAAGACTGGCTGTCTGACACACTGCCAGAATACGCACCTCAGTACCGTCATTTCACTGGTGAAATTATCGATTATACCGATGCTCACAAAGATGATATTTGCTACAACTTTTTGATGAATTTTCCGACTTGGTGGGATGACGTACTGCCACCGGCTACTTCTTGCCGCTTTGGTTTTCTTGATGAGCTGTACAACAGATCACTTGGCCAAAACCTTTCGGAAATAATTCGTAATGACATTTACGAATATTTAGAGTCAACACTTGCCGAGATACTTGCAGAAGAATGGGCTGAACATACTGGCGAACACGCAGAGCCATTCCAAGGGTACGGGTGGGGTGGGTAATGGAATATATATTGATATGTATATTTTGGGCTGTTGTTATCTGGTTGCTGTATGGGGCATATTTATACGTTATGGATAGGCAGCACGAGTTTGAAATCAGGAAAAGCAAAGAAGTGCATAAAATGATTCAGGATATTAACAAATTCGCCGATAGCAAAATTAATGAAACAAATAACTATCACAAAGCGGTTAAAGTGGCACTTCAATTAACAATCCTATCGGCTTTAATGTTTTTTATAGGGGCAGAGATTAGTCTTTATTTGAATTAGATCGAGGTTTCCCCTGACCTTTGAAGCTGGCGTGGTTCACCAGTGATCGAGAACGAACCATTTTTTAAGCCATGGAGACATATAATGAAAATAACAGACAAAGAAATACTAGACTTTGTAAGAGATAACTTGGTAATAGATAAAGACGATAACGGCAATTTCGAAATAAAAGAAGTACTTTGTCCAATTCATGGCCATATTTTTGGTGACGTCAAAGGCGATGTTCGTGGCAATGTCTGCGGCGATGTTCGCGGCAATGTTGTTTGGGATGTTTATGGCAAGGTTTTAGGCAAGGTTCACGGCTAACCTTACCGCTTGGTAAACCATAATAAGGGAAAGCTATGAACCTAACAGATGAAGAGAAACGGATGCTACCGACATCAGTGTCGGCACCATAAAAGAAAAGGAAAAACCTTATGAGTAAAACAATTAAAAAATTTATAGCAAAAGGCGAAAACGGACATGAACACTATGCTGGTTGTTTTTTTGAAGTAGAGGCAGAGACTTTTGATGAAGCACGAGCAATCTTGATAAACGATCAATTCAATGGTTATTTGTATGAAGAAACATATAAATTGATTAGCACAACACCGCACACAATCACAGAGAGTAAATAAATATGCAAGTTAAAATGTATCAACTTATCGAAAGGTTAGTTGATGAAAGTATAGAGGCAGGGTGGCGATATGCGCACAAACATACAGACTCACCTACGGAAGACACAATAAAGCACTGCATCGAAATATACATAATGCAAGGCTTTGATGAAGCATTTCAATTTGACCAAGAAGACTAAGCGTATATCATTTATGGTATAGGTTCTATAATAAGCCTGCATTTCTGATCATAACTAATAGACTTTATACTGCCTGCTCAGTTTTACACTTTTACGCACAATCAATTCTTTATTTAATACACTTTTTAGCAGGTATAACGTGATATATGCAATAGCAGTAGTGCTTATTGGCTTGGCGGCCATAGCAAGAGATGAATTTAAAAGAGACTCCTAGTAGGGGTCTTTTTTTTGCGTGTTATAATCAGGCAACTGAGGACATAACATGATTAGACT